ATTCCAAATCCTTAGTTGAAGTTCTGTTAGCTCCCTCCAACGAGCATCAGCTTGAGTTGCATTATCATGATAGGTTCCCATACCTCTAGCAGTGAAGTATTTAATGTAGTGCCCCTCATCATACAACTTATTGATCTTCTCGATATTCTCCCTCATAGGAGTGCTTGCTTCATACTTACAAGTCTTACATGTGCCATTCTTCGCAGCAATGACACCATCAATATCAATACAATATGTCTTCATTCCAGGCAGTAATGCTCTCATAATCCTGCTACGTCTTCCTCTTTTAAAGTATAACACCCATAGTGTTGGACTGCAATAGCAGATGCTTTATTTGCAATGCTGATTGCTGCTGCAATATCATCGTATGTTAAAAATGCATATGCCAATGCTGCCAAAAATGTATCGCCAGCACCAACAACATCAAACACATTGACACGCTCTGGAGCATAAATGCTCTCCATATACTTGGCACCCTGCTCACCCATAGTAATGATAAGGTTCTCTGGATTTGGTGCAACAGTCAAATTATTATATTCCCTCAAATTAATTTTGAAGAATACATTTGGATAACTAAACAGTTCAGTCTTCTTAGTGTCTATAAAAACTGGTCCTGGAAAGTTCTGACAAAAAACTTCTAAGTCATTCTTAGTTAGATACCCTTTATCATAGTCCGATATAACTACAGCATCATACTGCATATGAATGAATGCAGATTTAACTTCAGATACTCTTAAAGGATCAATCTCAGACTCCTCATCAATTCTTATAAGTTGTTGATTACTGCCACGATCAACCACCCTACGCTTTACGATTGGTTTTTTATTAGTAATATGATTTACTAATACACCAAAAGACTCTAGGTTTGCCTTGACATTTGCAGACATACCTTTACGAGTCTCAGTTCTATCATACTTAAGAACTGGTACAGGAGCTTCTGGACTAATACGTTCTACATCACCATAGACGTATTCATCATCACAAGTCTCTCCTATCAATAATACTTTCAATTGTTTTTGTGGTTGCATAATCACCGATTCTACTAAAGAATACTAATTCAGCAGCGTACATTGATCCAATGACTGACTTTCCCCTCCAATCAGATCCAACGACCATTACATCTGGTTGAATAAAATTGATCAGTACTTCCAATTCCAAATCAGAATCAAAAAAATGTACTTTATCTACAGATTTTAAATTTTCTAAAAAGAACTTTCTTTCTTCTTGATTATATATTGGTCTAGAAGGTCCCTTTTTTTCAGACACTCTTCTATCAGTATCTATACCAACGTGAACCTTATCACCCAAAGACCTTGCAAAATTTAAAAGTTCTAGGTGACCACGGTGCAGTAGATCAAATGTACCATTGACAAAAACTTTTCTCACGGTCGGTAATCCAGATAAACATTGCCAGATATTGTCGATCCCTCAGCACCATGACATACCATATGCATGAGGAATGATGGGAATATTATAATAGACCCTGCGTCAAGATTGGGTTTATAATCCAAAAGAAAATCAGGAATCCCTCCACCACTAATTTGATTTTGAATGTCTTTCATAGAGGGATTAAAGAACATTGTCTTTGACTTAGGTACAGTCTCATAAATGATGAAGCTCCACTGAGAATGTGGATGTATATGAGGATCTTGATAATCCGTTTTAGTATATACATTCCTCCATATGCCATCAATCCTAGCATTCTCATATGAGCATGGGATTTGATTGATATTCCTTGAGACAACCTCATTTAAGTGCTGCCAAGTTTCATCTGATATTTTATGGTCTGTACCAAAACTGGTCTTGACATCACTGTCCCATGTTGTCCCATAAGTATCAGACTCAATATGAATCTTACTAAGATCCACAGTATCTTCAAAAATGGGAATTGCAAATAAATCTTTTCTCATTTCCTAGCAGGTAAAGGAACCTTCCTCATTGTCTTATAAACCAACGTCGCTCTAAGTCCACGATACTTATCACCATTTGGTGGTGATCCTCGATGAGGTATATTACCTTTGAAGAAACAAACTCTTCCAGGTTTTGGTAAAACTTCTACAGTATCACCATTCAACTCAATTATAGTCGGACCACCCCATTCATCTTCCCACTGTCTATTAACATAATAAATCCAACTGAGACCATTGTCACAGGTACAGTCTTGATGAATAACCGTGTCATGAATCCACTGCTGTCCATTTATAAGAACCTCACCTAACTCCAACTCAAATGGAATTGTTCCAGTCACCGCGTTGTAAACCATACCAAAGGAAGGATCTTCTGCATTAGGAGACTTTGGCGGATAGATTGACTGTTTAAATGCTGGTGCCTCTGACCAATCAAGGTCAGCACCAACATCCCTACCATCAGTTGCATAGTTACTGGTATGCCCATACACCCATGCATATGCATTGTTACCCAAAACAAGTTCATGCATGTGATGGGTGAACCACCAAGGAAATAGATTATCAATTACATATACTTCATCCTCAGCAAGATCATACTGAGAGAAGTCTAATACTTCCCTAGAACAATCTATATGAATCATTGATTGGCAACCTCAATCAGTACAGCATACTCTGGAAGATAAAGATACTGAATTGCAGAGTTAGCAAGAGTGCGAAGAGCATCGTCAAGTGTCTCTACAAGAGGTTCTCCACCAAGATTGAATGAAGTATTGAAGATGATAGGACATCCAGTCTGCTTATGAAACTCTTCAATCAATCCATGATAATGTCTGTTGACTTCTTCAGTAACCGTCTGAATTCTACAAGTACCATCAACATGAATGATAGCAGGAATCTTCTCCTCAATTCCTTCCTGACACTTAACTGCATACATCATGAAGGGAGTATCATCCATGCCACGAAGATCGAACCATTCATGAACATGCTCCTTCAAGATAGATCCTGCAAAAGGACGGAAGTATTCACGATGCTTTACTTCATTGACATGATCTTTACCATTAGGATCACGAGGATCATAAAGAATAGAACGATTACCAAGAGCACGAGGACCAGCTTCAGATCTACCCTGATACATTGCAACAATATTCTTATCTTTGATAAGATTTACAACGTCTTCATAGTCAGCACCAGTCTTAATATCAGTTGCACCCCAACGAGTAGCAACTTCTTCAATCTGTTCTAAAGAATAATCATATTCAGGACCATAATACAGATCCTTGATTCTGTCTCTAATCTCCATGTCACCACTTACAGAATGATAAACTAAAAGTGCAGCACCAATTGCAGTTCCCGCATCATTGCTAACTGGTTCAACAAAAAGATTGATGCCTTCATCTTTAAGTTGTTCAAGATACCAATAGTTTGCAACACAATTCAAACCATAACCACCAGAGAGAACAACGTTCTTGTTACCACTCTTCTCAACTGCTTTACGAATCAAATCCAACACCATTTGTTGAGACTCTACCTGAATAGCATACGCCATGTCCCTGCGATTCTCAAGCAAAGTGAGATCACCAGGATCAGGAATAGTCTTCAAGAATGAATATCTACCCTCATTAACAACCGCACCATTGGGATATGTTGGAACAATTACATCTCGATTAGAAGTCTTCCATTCAGCAGTTCCACCATGATCAGAATAAATCTCTGGGATTTTATCATTTGGTTTTCCATATGGGAACAATCCCATAGTTTTACCAGCTTCGATAGGTGCCCATCCACAATACTGAGTTACTGCTTCATATGCTTTTGTAATTCCAGCACTCTCATCAAGAATAAACTCATGAGTTCCTTCTTCATTCTCACCTTTACTATCAAATTCTTCAATTCTTGCCGATCCCCATGGACCTCTACCTGCCTGATGTTTGTAGATAGTTTTAAATTCAGCTGGATATTCGCAAGTAAACATGGATTCTAACTCCCATGTCATCTCATTATCATTACCAACATTCATTGGAATAAAAGTACCTGCACCATCTACAACAAGAGATACCGCAGATTTAAATCCAGAACGATAGAACGCACATGCAGCATGAAGTTTGTGATGAGTTCTGCTCAAGTCAATAACCTGAGGATGCTTATATAGATCTGCTTTCCTATCAATCAGTCCCAACTTTCTGGCAAGACCAGTGTAAAGATCATCACCAGTAAAGTCGATTCGACCGCTATCACCTAGCGGTTGAGTGTGAGCAATGACAAGATAGTCAAGTTTATCTGTATACTCCAGAATCTTAACCATGGAGGCAAGAGGACCTCCATCGTATTTGTGTCTGGACAATCTCTCTTCTTCAATAGAGAGAACCATCTCACCATCCTTTAGTAAGCAAAGTCCAGAGTTATGTCCTCTAGCAATTGCTGCGATCCATTGTGCCATTCTTACCTCACTTCAAATTGCCAAGGATTTCCTTAACTTGATTGTCTACTTTAGTTTGTTGACTTGCAGTCTTTACTTCTTCCAAAAAACCTTTATTTGGTTTTTTAATTTGTGGTTTAGTCGCAGTGGTAGGCACTCCATATGTAGAAGAAGATGAAGTCAGGGGAGGTGCTTTTTGAACTGGAGCTGAATAATTAGTGTACGCTGTTGACTTACCCATCCTCTTACGAACAGAAGCAATCACTTGCTTCTCCTGATCCTTAGACAATTCCATTGCTTGATCATTATAACGATCTGCTGTTTCGTCCATGGTCAAACGAATAGGAGAATACTTTCTACGATCAAGACCAACATCAAGAACATCAAAGTTTTTATGCTCTGGATAAGAAATATTAATAGGATAAGTAGAACCTGTGACCACTGTAGCAGTCTTGTCAAATGACATTGCAAGATGCTGACCCATACTGTCACATCCAAGGAAGTGGTCTGCAGCATTGATGATTGCTGCCCACATTCTTTGTTCTTGAATTTGAGGTCTAGCAACTTTATACTTTGACTTCTCTTCGTTTTCTTCAAGAGGGAATTGAACTTCGCTCATGATGATAACAGAGTAATCTTTCTTCAATTCATTAATAATATTAACAATATTGTTCAAAGAAAAACTACGAGAAGATGCGTCTACAATAAAGTCCTGACCCACGGTCTCTACTGAACGACCAAAGGGTTGAACGACAAGAACTTTATCTTTTCCTGTCCCCTGTTTGACTTCTTCTACAGCATTATATCCTTGAACAACTTCCATTTTAGACAACTGAATTGTTGGAGCGGGAAGTTCTCTAGGTCCATCAAGTTCATTGATTTGAATATCATATGCTTGAGCAAGACTACACTTCTGATTGTAGTATTCCCAAATACGATATGGTTCTGTAGTGACAATATCTCTATGCTTTAGTTCCTGTTCAAACAGTCCCTTTTGCCAGTTATCAAATGCTCTACCATCCAGAGTTGGATGACCTTTGAAGAAATCTGTTCCTCCCTCACAAATGATGACGAAATCATCGTGGGTCTCTGCATATTTTTCAAATGCAGGGATGGAGCAAATTACTCTGCCAGCTCCACCATTGACAAAAAATGCTTTTGATCTCATTAAATCAAACTCCAAATGGATAATGAATTATAATCTGGGTTATTTATCACATGAACATGACCTGTACCAGTCGGTCACAATCCTTAAACATATTCTTTTCCATGATAGCACCATGAATCATATTTGAAGGATATAACACTGCTTTATTATACTCCATCGCAGACAAATGTTCAAGGACTATTTTGTCTGTGTCCGAATCATATCGATAGAATCCTGTTCCACCTTCACACTCTTCGGGTTTATTTAAAAAAATAACACATGCCCATTTTAAATATTCAGCATCTACATGAGCAATCATGTCTCTACCATCTTCAATAATCTCATGGTTGTTAGTTACATTAACCATGAATCTCATTCCAGACCAAGCATAATCATGCTGACCCTGATCAAATTGAACATCCCAATCAGGATGCCGACATAGATCTTGAAAGACATCCTTCATATAATAAGCAGGTTCAAAGGTATCTTCACACACTCTACGCCCTATGGCAGAGGCAAGAAGATCTTCATTGTCTTCCTTGGTATATTTTTTAGAGGACAGAGCATATTCTCTTACACCATCAGGATCCTCATAAAAATTTTTAATCTCAATTATCTGACTACTATTAATCTTAACGACTTTTGCAGACAGTTCAGGATTTACTTTGAACATTATAAAAGTGGCATAGCTCCATATTGTTTGGTCGGACGACCATGCTCAAATGTGCTCTCAGGTATTACATCAAATCCTATCGTAATTCTTTTACCCGTATAGTGTGAGTTGTTTACTACCCTATGTCTCACATTACCATTCCCAAAATAAATGTTTCCACATTCATTCTTTACCTCCCAGTTCTCAAACTCGGTGGTAGTATCTTGTGGTTCTAATGCAATATAACCATGGTATGGTGATGTATGGTTATGCCAGTCTAATACTGTATCGTAACTATGGACATTCAACCATGCCTGTAACCAAATGTTATCTTCCTCTACATTCTCTCTAATTATATCTCTAAGTCTTCTAAAGATATTCAGATAATGCAAAGATGGAGAAGAGACACTGAAGATATTATAAAGATAATAACTCCATGTAGTGTCTCCAAATCCATCTTGGATGAGACCATCGTGACAAAGCATTGCTGTCTCGATGATCTCGGGTTGGTTGTCTTTAATATAGTCAAATTTGTAAATCTTATAATCTTCAACCATAAATTTAATCTATATCACAGAGATGGTGCGTTGGTTGGGGTTGATCCACCTGGAGCGTCAGGGAACATATAGAATGCAATGTTAGGTGAAACACCAGCTGCTTCTAAAGCAGAAGGAAGATCTCTCAGTCTCTGACGATAAACTCTCCACTCTTCTTGAAGTGCGGCAGGCATATCAGAAGCTTGTCTAGAGTCACATCCCTCAAGAGCTTCATTTCTCTTTTGACGAATTTCTGCCCAAGTAAGATCAGTCTCTCTGTCAAGCAGTTTTTCTGTGACTGTAAATCTATGGACTGAAATATTTCCGTCAGTAACAGTCAATCTATTCTTATCAAAAATATCCTCAGGCATAATTGGTGTGCCATAAGAGAATTGTGGGTATCCTTCAACCACAGGGGATCCTGGATGAACAGTTTCACCAGTATACTCTTCTTCTAACTCATTGACAACTGGTCCTCTCAGTTGACAAATCAGAGGATTGGTGGCGCAATCAACTTCCATCCAATCAACACAGTCTGCTGGCATTGGACGACCGTCTGCAATATCATCCTCAATCAGAGGACCGCCAACTTCAGTTCCGTCAGCACCAATTTGGAGATAGATCTTATCTGGTCCATCATAGACTGCCTGACGAGTATTCCCATCAGAAGTGCCGTGATCGACTAAAAATTCGTTTGGCAGAGCAAGATCATACTCTACTCTAATTTGTTGTGTTGCCATAATAGTAGTTCCTTTGTTTTGTGCAGGTGTACTCCCTCGTTCTTATTTATAACAATTCATAAAAAAGAGGGTGCGGTTAGCACCCCCTTCACTTCCTTCACACGGAATCTTTATTATATCAGACGTAAGTGATTTTAACAAGTCCAGGACCACCCATACCACCTTGACCACAGCATCTACCGCACTGATCAGTCAATGCACTTTGCCCACCATGTCCATATGGAACAGTCCAGCAACCACAACGGATCCAGCAGAACTGAAGACCCTGCATAACATTAGTTCCAATAAATGGAGCAGATGTTGGAATGTTATATCTACCATGGCAATGGCAGAAGACGTTCTTTGGACTCCAGTATCCACCCATGTGGTTACCCATTCCAAAGTCACCATTGTTAGCGGTAGGTCCTAAACAGCAAGGCATGTAGGAGTGACAAGCCATTGACCAGTTGCCACAAGCAATGCCACCATGTCCACCAATAGCACAGAAGTTAGACAGATTGCAACCATTTACATATGATGCACAACCACAGCACCCAACACACTCTCTATAACGGCAACGATAGACTCCAGCAGCACAGACGGTATATGTCCAACCTGCTTGTACATCAATTGTCTTAGAGTTGTAGTATCCACCTTGAGCGCCACGATATGTCTGGCAACGGTTACAGGAACAAGCACCCTGCCCACTACCGCCAGCACCCCACATCTCAATAGTCATTCTTCTAACACCAGTGGGAACTGTCCAAAGACAGCAACAACCAGTAGTACACTCACAAGCTCTACCATAGAACCACTTGACATTCCAAGTGTCTAATCCACTAGTTTGCAACTGAGCCGAAGTAATAGACCGTGCGGGTAGGGTAGACCCAGATACTTTTTTATAATTTGAATACTGTGCCATTGTTGACGCTCTCTATAGTTCTATTTATTGATCAGAAGTATGTGATCTTAACCAAACCACTTCCACCCGTTCCACCTTGTCCACAGCAACGTCCACAATAAGTAGTCATTGCACTTTGTCCACCATTACCATATGGAACTGCCCAGCAACCACAACGTGTCCAACACTCTCTGATAGACATCTGAGCAACTGTACCAAGTCTTGCAGCACCAGATGCAAAGTGAGACTGACCATAGCAGTGACAGAATCCTCTGTCATAAACAAATTCAGCACCAGACCATCCTGGAGAGTAACTTATCATTCCAAAGTCAGCATTCTGCTCGGTAGGTCCTTTACAGCAACCATTAACACCATGACATAAAGTAGACCAAGAGGTGTTTGCATATGCTCTGTCGCCACCTTTGGCACAGAAGTTGCTTAAGTTACATCCATTTACATAAGAAGAGCAACCCTCACAAGCAGTACACTCTCTAGAGCAGCAGCGGTAGACTCCAGCAGCACAGACGGTATATGTCCAACCTTCTTGGACAGAAATCGTTTTGGACGAATATGCACCACCTTGAGAACCTCTGTAGTGCTGACAACGGTTACAGGAGCAGAATCCAGCACCGTTACCACCAGCACCCCACAATTCAATGTAGAGTTTCTTTACGCCAGTAGGAACTGTCCAGAGGCAGCAGCAACCAGATGTTGTTGCTCCAGGAGAACCATAGACCCATTTAACACCGTAGGTAGCGTTTAAAGCAGTACTGAAGTCAGCAGCCTCTACGCCACCATCTACAATACCATCGGCATTGATCTTTTTATAACTTTCGTAAGAAGCCATTTTACTTTAACTCTCCTATCAGATGTATGTAATTTTGACGATACCGCCGCCGCCCATGCCACCTTGACCGCAGTTACCACTACCACAGTAAGTAGTCATACCGCCCTGTCCACCAGTGCCATAAGGTACATGCCAGCATCCACAACGGACCCAGCAGTTGACCAAACCTTCAACGGATCCAGATCCACCAGAAAGGAATGGTGCATTAGTGGTACAAGTCCACTGATAATTACAGTGGCAGAATGGAGATCCACCCCAGTGACCACTGTGATTACCCATTCCAAAGTCACCACCATTATGAGCACCTTCACGGCAACACTCATTGGTTGAGTTACAAACAGTAGACCAACTAGTCTCTGCTTGACCTCTCTGACCACCAATTGCACAGAAGTTACTCAAGTTACATCCATTAACATAGGATGTACATCCTTGACATCCTTGACACTCTCTAGAACAGCAACGATAAACACCACCAGCACAAATAGTATAAGTCCAACCACCTTGAACACTAATTGTTTTAGTGTTATAGTATCCACCCTGAGCACCCTTGTAATGGTGACAGCGGTTACATGAGCAGAATCCATGACCATTGCCACCAGATCCCCACATTTCAAATGTAACTCTCTTCACACCAGTAGGGACTGTCCAGAGACAGCAGCAACCAGGAGAGCAAACCTGAGGTTGCCCATAAATGTACTTTACGTTCAGAGAAAGACCAGCACCATCTTCCAAAGCTATGTTTGGAACAGTGCCATCTATAATCTGACCTTGTACAATCTTTTTGTAACTTCCGTAGGATGCCATTTTTTACATTAATCCTCGTTCTATTATTTATATAAACGTACATAATAAAGAAGAGGGGGAACTCAAAGTCCCCCCCGTATCTTATACATCAGACAGAGAAGATTCTCCAACCGTATGTATCGTTGTAGAAGATCAGATCAAATGCTGCACCTTCAGTTGTTACAGTTAGATCCGCTGCGTCACCCATGATACGCTTGCCATTTCTGGCAACCGTGAGTGTGTTGCTGTCGAAGGACTTACCAACATCAAGGATTCTAACAACATCACCCTTGTTAGGAGATGCAGGCAGAGTAACAGTGTATCCACCGCCAGTAGTATCACACCAGAGAGTCTGGAAGGAAGATGCGGAGTAAGTTGTGGTTACATCAATGTTCTGGAATCCACCGATGGGCACCCAAGCAGTTCCACTGTATCCTTCAAACGCACCCAGGTCTGTGTTGAATCTCAGAGCACCCTGAATTGGGGATACAGGTCTTTGTGCGGTTGTTCCCTTAGGTGGAACCATTGCCTCAACACCCATTCTGCCGCGTGTTACGAATCCGCGAACCGCGAATTCAGTTGGGCAAGCGGTGTTAGAGTTGCCGC